TGTTGCCCGTAATATTGATTTTCAGATTTTCAGTTGCTTTGATTATTAACGCCATTAGTCTATTCGTTTATATTTTAAAATTGAGCCTTTCCAAGTTCGTGCGGTTGTAGCGGCAATGGCTACGTTTTGAGAGAATTGATACCTAAAAGTTGCATTTGCCGAAGCCATAAAACTGAAAATAATTTTTGTACTTACTAAAGAGTCAAGGTTTGCTATTGGAGAACCTAAAACAAGAGTTGTAGTTGTGGCGGCTGCATTTACAGCATATTCGTTAACTTGTGCTGCTGCCGTTGCACTTGGTCCTATCATAAAACCTTTGCCAGACATTGTTCCCGCACTCACATTAAAAGCATTTTTGTAATCACTTGAGGTATTGTTACATGAAAAAACTACATCCATTTCAATCATGTAATGCCCTCCTGCCACAACACTAAACTGTAAATCCGTATCGGTTACAAGCGTTGCACTATTCGTTACGTTTTGATTTGCGCTCTTTACAATGGTAGTCCATCCCGCGGGGTCGGGAATTGGAAGGTTTCCAGCTCCCAAAATTGAACTGCCGCCAATCGTTTTAATATTTGTGCCCGAAATTAACGTGTCTTGTTTTAAGCCTATTGCGGTCGCTTGTGCGGTACTTACGGGCTTATCTACGTCGCTTGTATTGTCTACGTTGCTTAAACCTACTGCTGTTTTATCTAACGTTTGAAAGGTTTTATCGCCTCGGTAATATTGAGAAGTTGTGCCCGCTGTTATTGTGTCTTCTTTGGCGTTTAATGCTGTTTGAGTCGCCGTGCTTATTGGCTTGTTTAAATCGCTTGTATTATCGACGTTGCTTAACCCAACATCCGACTTTGTTAAATCAATATTGCCCGAACCGAGTAAACTTTGACCTTCTAACGTTTTAAGGTTAGTTCCCGAAACTAACGCGTCTTGTTTAAGGTTATAGGTTGATTTTTCCGCGTCCGTTACAAAACGATGGTTAGTGTCTTGAGTTACTTTTGTTGCCGCTACGTCGTTTATTTTGGCGTTGTTTACTGCAAGGTTGTCAATCGTCCAAACCGTACCCGAACCGCTTACCGTAATGTCGCCTTTGTCCCCGTCCGAAATACCACCACCACCCGAAATAGGAAGGTCGCCACTACCCAACAAAGAGTTACCGTTAACCGTCTTTATGTTAACGCCCGAAACCAAAGCGTCTTGTTTGTCCGCTTCTAATTCGTCAACCCTTCGCCATGTAGACTTCAACGCCATTATTTACGGTTTTCGCGTGTTCGTTGAACAAACATAAAGAACGCCCGCCAAAGGTTTTTACCTGTAACTTCCTTATAACTTTCGCTCATGCTTTTTACTTCGGTCATTAAGCAAAATAAAGTAAACAATTTCGTAAGCATAAATTCGACGTTGGTATAGTTTTGAAACACGTCAGCCAAAATAAACTTTTCCGCGAGAAATATTACGATAATAGCACCCACGTACAAAAGGCTTTTGGTTATGGTATCGCTTAGTCGTCTGCTTCGAACTGCTTTCCATCCGTCTTTACGAACAGTTTTCCAAATGCCGAAATAGGTATCCAAGACAATCGCAAAGAACGCCATTAATATAAAAGGTTTGATTGGTGTTAAAAGCGCGGCTAAACCGCCTAAAAGAGTCGTAAGGTATGCTTTCATTATAGGTATTTGGTTACGTGTATGTGTGCGGATGGAATAACCCCATCAACGGGAAGCCCCGCTAAGTCGTAAGTAAAAATAGTTACTTCGTTTACGTTAGTTATTTGAGTTCGTAAAATGGAATTTACTGCTAAACTATTTACGTTTACTTGTACTTCTTCGAAACCTGTGGTTAATTCGCTATTAAACCCCTGTAAAACATATTCACCAACACCATTATAAGCGGTTACATAAGTGCCTCCGAAGTCGTCCTTAATTACTGTAATGTTAGGAGCCAGTACACCTACTTGTTCAATACGTGCGATGAACTCTTTTTTACTTACGCTTTCGGCAAGGTTGGCGGTTATGTATTTCGTTTCGTATGCGCTAACCCCGTCGTATTGACTAATTAGAAGTAAGTCGTTGTCGGTTAGGGTTACGCGGACTAAATCCTTTATGTGGTAAGTTGTTTGGGTAAACTGAAACTTCGTAAGGGTTCGTTACTTTGTATCCTTTGATTTCTGCTGCTCTCGTTCCTATCTCTTTATAACCTTCTTCGATTTTATTTAAGTCAAGCATGAAAGTAACCCGCGCCCATTTGTGGTGGCATCGCGCCCCGCCTTTGTACTTGAAAATGTCGTAAGTATTTGCACCCTTTTCACCAAATCCCGGGTTTACCGCTCGGTTCGACATCATGTCAATGTCTTCTTTCCTAAACAACCGTTCATTGTTTGACATCATTGCCGTACAAAAATCGCGGTCGGGTTGAGGATTTCCCGTGTATTTGTAGCGCACTTTGAAGTATTTTAATTCACCTACTTTTTTGTCTTGTGAACTCTTTAAATTTGGCATTGGGTTTCCCGTCTGCACAAGGTTAATTAACTTGCTTAGAAGGCTTAATTTCGGCTCTAAATCCGTTTCCGCGTTCAATAAAGCGTCGTTTAATTCGTCTTCGTTGTCGCCAACTTCCCTTTCATCAACTAAAACCCATTCGTCGCTCAACTGGTTTCGGTCTACTTCGTCCAAAATCGCCTGTAATTCGTTCACGGCACTAAGGGCAACTTCTTCTTCAACCTTTCCCGAAGCATCCATAAACTCCAAAGGCTTTAAGGTTTCGAAATATAGCTTTAAACTAATTCCGTTATAAGCTAAAATCGTATCGAACGCGTCCAATATTAGTTCTTGGTAAGGTCTTATAACCATGTTGTAATAAAGGACGAAGCTGTTTTTTAACTCGTCAGCGTTTGAACTAAAGCCGTTGGAACTACTAACCCCGAAAAGAAGCGGTGACGTAACGTTATGCCCTAACATTATCTTTCTCATGCACTCGTCGGAAAGGTATTCGTAATGCTGCGGGGCATCGTTTAAAGGAATGTCAACTACTTCGGTAGCTTGGTCGCGGTTGTTATTGAACGAGATTATTACACGTTCGCCTTTTGAACCCGTCAAGCGATTCTTTACCAAGCGTTCGGTGTCCGACATTTGTTCCTCGGTCGGGATTCCGTTGTTAAAATTAATTACCTTCGTACCACTGAATCCATTTTGAACCTCATTGATTAAATAATCGGCTATTTCTTCCTCTAAAACGGCGTACGGAAGCGCACCTTGGTAGTCCACTAACGCGAAATATTTTAACCCAACCGAATAGGGCTTAACGAACATGATTTCGATTTGCTCGTTGGAAGTTCCAAAAGACGGAATACGCTTAGGTGTGAACTTCCGCGTATCCATCCAATTATCTGAATAGTAATAAGCCTCGATTTCACCGTCTGCATTGCACTTTTCGGGGCGCAAAAGGTGAACGGGAATGTGGTAAGCCTTTAGAATTTTCTTGTGGTCTTTGGAGTAATGCACTTGCAAGGCGAATTGACCAAGCATTTTTGCATCCATTATAATTTTACGGGTGCAATCCTTACCGAATATTGTTCGCATTTGAGCGTACTCTGCTGGTTTTCTCGACGCGTCTAAGGCATTGAGTCCACGCCCGTAAATTAACTTAACTATGTTGTTTATAATGGCGTTATTTGTAGGTGAATAAGTGTACCTATCAATCAAATATTGAAAGTAATTATTGTCTTCGCCGTAGCTTACCCAGTCTTCGCGTCCTTCTTCGTGAACTACGGGGGTTTCGTATCGTGCTAAATCTACAAATTGTATGTTACTCATAGGTTATGTATTCGTTTGTTGACACGTTCGGAATGTATTTGCTTGTATTATTCGGGTAATTGTTAACGCTAAACGTGCCTAAATTCTGCGAAGTAACAAACACCTTGTCGTAATGTATTAACGTGTTTCCGTAGTACAATGTCATATCGTACCAATGGTTCTCGATTAACGCCACGTCAACGTCTATTACCAAATCCCAATAATATTCACCTTCCGTAAAGCTGATAATGTCGAAAACTTGTACGGTGTTTGTTTGGTCATCGCGAAATTCGCAAAGGTTAGGCGTTACGTCCGTAAACCTCGGAATTAAATTAAGTGTTTTCTGTTCTGCAATAGGTGTTATTACTTGCATAACTAACTAACTAAAAAAACACGAATTGTTTTAAATAACAAAGGGTTGACCGAAGCCAACCCAATGCGGTATAGGAGAAAAAAGAGCCTAATTAATTGTCTACAATCGTAGCACCACCAAACAAAGAAGCTAAAGAAGTTTCGTCGTTACAATCCAAGAACGGCGCGGGAATGTTTTCCATGCCCGTAAAAGTAAGATTATATCCGCTGAAGTCACCTAAAGCCGCTCCTGTTGAGAATGTACCCGCTGTTACGTCGCACCCTCTTTCAAGTCCCGCTAAAAAGAAGTTAAGGTTACGGTCACGAACAACGATGTGAGGGCGTCCGTAAGCGAGTAACTTAACTGTTTTGTGCGCGGCGATGTCTTGACGCTTTAATTGAGCAACAACAACTTGTTCAAAGAACGTAGTTCCGTTGTCGCGTGAACTTTGGATTGTTTGTTCGAAAGAGTTAGCCCCTTTCAACTCAAATTTGTAAAGGTCTGAAACACCCGCAACCGCTGTAATGACATCTTCGTAACCCGCAGTTGGTGGGGTTGTGTCAAACGTTACGTCGTCGGGGTATTGAATACCGTAATTGATTATGTATATCGCGTCAATGCCCGAAACCGAGTCTTTACACGCTTCTACTCTGCCGTTTGCAATATCGCAGCTCATAAATTGAATTTTTTAAAGTGAAACAAAGGGGGCTTTTACACCCCCGTGTAATGATTAAAGAGAAATGTCGTAAACTACGCAGTCTTCCAAAATTCCGATTTGAGTACCCGCCGTGTAACGTGCAACGAATCTTACATTTTTGCTTCCGTCGATTGCAGCCATATCCAAAACTCGAACTTCGTTATGGTCTGAAAGAAGTCCCGTTCCAAAGAACAAGTTTTCTTTAGTTGTCGCCAACATAGTGTTGTTGTCCATTCCGTTTGCCATGAATACGGGAATTCCGTCGAAAGTTAAAGCGTTCGCGTTTCCGTTGTACCAAGTTGTACCTTGGTTGTTGATACCCGCAGCACCAATGCCCGAAGTAAATCCACCAAGCGCACGAACGTAAGCACGAATAACGTTTTGTGGAGCGTAAATTTTCAACCCTTCTTTTCCGTAAAGACGTGAAGGAAGCGCGTCAACTACTTTACCAAGTTCAGCAATAACGTTAGTAGCGTCAATAGTTGTACCCGCGACACCTTGACCGACAGGAATACCCGTTCCAACTTCAGAAAGAGCTAAAGTAAATAAACCTTCGAATTCACCGTTAGTCGCTCCGTTACCCATCCAAATGGAAGTTTCGGTACTTTCAGCCATTGTTCCAAGAACACGTGCAATAAAGAAATCGGTAAAGTTTTTAGGTAGAACGTCAAATGCGGAATAACCCATTTGTACCGCTTCCCAATCGTCTTCAAACTCACTTTTACAAATTGTAGAGTTAACTTGTAGGTATTTAGGTTCGATTATTCGGTCGTTCAATACTACCGTACCTGTCGGCGTGTAATCACATGAAGAATCTTGAACCAATCCTGTTGCATCCAACGTCTTAACGGTTGAACGATACTTAACGTTTGGCATTACCGTAACGCCTCCGTTTTCAATGGTGTTTGCACTTAAAAGGGCAGCACCAATGTACTTACCAGCAAATTCACCAGCATAGTTTGTGTTGTTTGTTACGCTTGTAGGCATATCTTAAAATTTAGAATTAATACATTTTGTTTAATACTCGGTCAAGGCTGCTTTGTGCCTTGTTTTTCTCGTAGCGGAAAACCTCGGATTTCCTTTCTTCGGGGTTGTGGGAAATTGGCTTAACGGAACTTAATTCAACTTGTTCTTTCAATTTCGCCAATTCAGCTTTCAACTCGTCGTTTTCGGCTTTCATCTTTTCAACCTCTGAAAACAAAGTTTCCTTAATTACGCTTTCGATTGTCTTTTTAGGTTGACGTGCTTCGGTTGTCATTTCTTCCTCAACTGCTGCGGTTTCTTCCTCGACAGCCTCTTCGGTTTCTTCCATTTTCTCTTTGATTTCAGCAATTAAGCCTTCTTCAGAAACTACAAGAATGTACTCGCCACCTTCCAACTCATATTCACCAACGGGTAACGGTACGTTGCCTTCCTCGGTTACTACAAATACTTCTGCTCCCGCTTCAAATACGGGTGCTTCGATTACCGTTGTGCCGTCAATTAAACGGGCTTGTTCCAACTTCACTTCCATTCCAAGAAGGGTTCGGATTTTGTTTATCGCTTCGTTTGCTTTCATGTTATTTACCTATTGATTTAATTTTAGCTTGAACGTCGTTCATTACACCTTGTAAATCGTCGCCAATCATGTACAATTCACTAATACCTTTATCCAAATCGCTGCCCGTTAATGGAACTCCCAACTCTTTACTTAGCTTATCCATCTGCGCTCGGTATTTTTGCGCTTCCGCCATCATTGCCTTTCCGCTGTTTAAGTTTGGTAAAATCTCTGTTAACAACGCATTGACGGCATCAATGTTTTTGTTAATTACTCCTTGGGATTTTAAATACTTTTGATAGGTTGCGGTGTAATTTTTTACACGTGTTGCAACGTCTTGAGCCAAAGCAAGGTCAACCTTAACTTCGCTTAGTTCCGTGTTTGCGGTTAATTCCGCTACCTTTTTAAATACGAATTTATTCATAACAATTTAACTTTTAAATTTATATTTGTTTCAAAATTAATTATAAGTCGTTTTGCGTGAACGGGTTACGTTTGTGTTGTTTACTACGCCGTTAGTTTCTCCCCCTAATTTTCCAACACCTTGTTCCCACATTCCACCGTTGCAGCATTTTGAGTTGTAAGTGTTGTCTTTACATAGGCAACCGCGCTTTCCTCCGATAGGTGAAGCGGGAAATCGTTCTTCGTTTTTAGGCATGGCTTAGTTTTTCAATGAAGTAAATAATATCGTAAATTGCACCCGAATGGGATGGCGTAAAGTTTAGTTGTATTCCGCTTGTTTCTGCGGCTGCGTTACAATAGAAGTTAAACGACTTACTGAATACGTGAGCAACTCCGTTACCCTTTGGAAAGGTAAGAACATCGGCAATATTTGAGTAATCCGCGTCGGTTGAAACACTAAAAGCAAAATCAGCGTGTCCGTTATTCGTGTTTAAGTAGGCTTTGAAAGCTACGGTAATAGCGTACGTTGAACCTTGCTCTAATGTTAATCTTTGGGTTTGGTTGTTATAAGCGTTTAAAGCGTAATTATCAATTCTCTCTGCGCTGTTATTTGGAAGCACAAAGACTTGATTTGCTAAAAAGTTGTACGTGTTCTCTTTCGTGTATTGTCCGTCGTCGTATCGCGCCCAACCGATTTGTAAAGCTGCGTTGTTGATTGGTGCGACTTGTACCCATTCACCATTAATACCCGCCCAAATTACGCCTTCGCTTTGAATTAACGCTCCGTTTTCGATTAAGAGTAGTGCTTTATCTTGACGGGTTACTTGTTCAACTTGAACCGTGTATTGGCTGTTTCTATTTCTTCTACTTCTTGGTGGCATTTAGTATGTTTTTAATTTGGTTTAAAATTGTTTCGTCTTTTGATAATTCCTCTTTGCTTTCAAAGTAGCCTTCAATCGAAAACCCTTTTATTTCACCCGCTTTAACTTTGCTCCAAACGTCTTCGTTGTCTACCTTCATGCTAATCATCCACGTTCCAACTGGTAAATCAAAGCCATAAAAACGGGATTTGTCCGTTTTGCTATCGTCAATTATCCAACTTTCAACTACGCTCATTCCGTCGATTTCTTTCATATGTTCGTAAGTCGCGTTGTTTTGTCGTGCGTTCCTTAAAAAGAGTTGCGATGCTTTACGGATGGTTTCTTTTGAGAAATAAATTTTATATTCTTCCTTCGTCTTTTCGTTGATTCGAAGTATCTGTTTGTCGGGGATTAATGCCGCACCCATTAAGATTTTCTTTTCGTCGTCAACTTCTTTGAGTTCTACGAAATGTCGGTTCAAAGCCACCCAATTTTCCTCGATGGCTGGGTACTCTACAACGCTAACGGCGTAAACCCCTTGCGTTTGGTTTTTGTCGTCTAATATTAGTTCAATTACATCCATATTTTTAAAACTTAATCGGTTTATAATGTTGCATTATTTACCCGTGCGCGGTCTAATCCTTGTGCGGTTGTTACGTCGCCACTTACAACGTATGCTTGAATAGGTTGCCCCGTAAGTTCAGCGAGGGCGTTTACATTCGCGTTACCTACTACGTTAAATTCGGGGGTTGTTACCGTGCCTGTCGCGGCGGGGTTCGGTGAATTGTTAGCCGTTTCACCTTGGTATTGTTGTTTAGCAATGTTTCGAATATTTAAAAGCCCCGCACTCGCAGCAACTCCCGCAGCAATAACCGCACGTGCAATACTTGACGGGTCGCCAACTACCAACTGCGAACCATAAGCGGCAACGGTATTTTTATACATTTCTACGGTAGCCTGTGCAATCTGTAACGCCTTGTTTCGTTTAAATGCTTTCTTTCGTCCTTCCTCGGTGTCTTTGTCAAACATCGAACTAAGGTTACTAATCAAATCTAACCCCGCTTTTACATTGTCTGCGTATTGTTGTTGCGTGGCTATTCGTTCGGCAAAGTTTTGTTTTTCCTTTTCTAAGTTTTGAGCGTCTAATTCGTCTTTTTCTTTTTGCGCGTTCTCGTCAATTACTTTTAAATCCGCAAGGTATTGTTGTTCAAGTAACTTTCGAAGTTCGGCATTATCGCCCGCCATTTTAATATCCTCGTCGAATTTTTGTTGGCGAAGTAATTTTTCAAATTCATATTTACCCAAAAGTAGTTCTTGTTCTTTTTGCCATTGAGCATCTTTAAGGTCTTGAATTTTCTGCTGTTGTTCCTTTTGTTTTGCTAAATCCGCATCGTCGTATTTATTATTAATATCTGTTTGCTGCTGTCTAAACGTTTCTAATTTTTCAGCAACTAAAGTGTCAAATTGGTCTTGTTTTATTTCCTTGTTTTTTAATNTTTCTTCAAGGTCTTTTAATTCGTATTTTGAATTTAACGCGAGTTGAGCTAATTCTTTTTCTCGCCCTTCTTTCATTTGGTTAATTCGTTCTTGTTCTATTTCCTTAGTAAGGTCAGCAACGTCTTTGGCTTGGTTACTAATATTTGAGGCTGTTTTATTTTGTTCGTTTTTTATTTCAAGTTGTAACTGCGCGTATTGGTCTTTCATTTGACCTAAATAAACCTTCGATTCATGCACCGCCTTCTCGTTATTTTTTTTGGTTGCTACGGGGTCAAATAGAAAACTGGCGATTTTTTTTGAAGCCATGTTGTTAAAGTCGGTAATCATAGAGTTCAAATCCTTACTAATCACCTTCCCTTTCCCCATTAATTCGGAAGCCTTGTTAATCCCCCAAATTAAAGCATCTATTGGAACGCTTACCATGCGCATGGCAAAGCTCATCATTTCTAACAACGCCTTACTGATTGCAACGGCGTTTTTATTTGCACGCTCAACGGCTTCTTGTTCAGCTTTCGCTCTTTTTTCGGCTAGTTTTAAATCAACTTCGGCATTTTTAATGGATATTTTCAGCTTATCCATTTTTATTTTACGAATTTCAGCTTCCGTTTTTCCTTGCAACCTCAAAGAGTTTTCTTGCAGTCCTAATAATTCAAGCGAACGCCTATCTGTTTCAAGTCTTTTATCTGATTGCTTTTCTAACTTTTCCTGCTCCTTACCAACTCCGTAAATTGCTTGTTTAACGTCGTCCCAATAAGCAACCAAAACACCGATAGCGGCAACTACCAAACCGACACCCGTAACCATAAACGCTTTACTCGCTTGGGTCATTCCGTTAAAGCCGCTTATTACATTGTTTTTAATCGCGGTAATAGCGGGCAAGGCTTGTTGCATTGTCGTAACAGCTGCTGTCATTTGCATAACGGCTTGAAACTTCATCATTATTTTTTGAGCCGCTTCGCTTTCAACCCCGAATAAAGACATTGCACCGTTAGCCGCATCGAAGGCACCTTGAACGCCACCCATAGCCGTCTGTAAACGCATTGCCCCAGTCATCGCCATAGCTTCTAACGCCATGTCTACTTTTGTTATTTGGGCTTGTGCTGCGGCTGCTTCCCGTGCGGTTTCTTGAAACTCTTTGGAAGTCATATCACCCGCCGAAGCCATGCGGTACATTTTTTCCGTAAGGATTCCGACCTTTTGCCCCAAG